CGACGACTTTGTATTTTGCGTTTGCGCTCATTTTGTTTTCTCCTAAGCGTGTACGAACAAGTTGAACTCGGCAGAAATGTACGACGCGTCGCCGAGTGTAATGGGTCTAATTGAAACCATTTCCTCAACTTTTAACGTTTTCGCTTTTCCGCCCAATGTGGGGTCGGCTTCAATTGCGGCGCGAACGGAACCGGCGCCGGAATAACTTAGCCAAGTGTCGAGAAGTCTTTGCGCCACTCGGTCGCCCATACGTCCGGCGACACAACTAACAACAAAACGCCACTCAGATAAACCGCCAACAAACGCGCGGTGGTAGGTAACCGATTCTAATTGAATAACGGCAACCGGCGGGTTTATTTGTTCGGGCAAATGGTCGGCGACGCGTAGGCCGCTGATAGTTGCGAGGCGTACACCGAGCGCGGTGTAAATGTCCGATGCGGTGCCAGCCATTACGCAACCGCCATAATTTTGAACGGCTTTAGCATTCTTTCAACGTCGGGGTCGATGGCGCGAACGGTGATCGCGCCGAGGTCGCCGAAACCGGCAACGCCCAAAAGTGAGTCGCCGCGCTTAACCAAACGGCCGGCCAAGATGATGCAGGCCGAGCGGATTGGGAACGGAACATCGGGCCAACCCCAGCGGGCGGTTACTTTGATGGGTGCGGGCGCTTGCGTTAGCGGGAAAGTTCCGCGAACGGTTGCGCGTATTTTGTTGAGCGGTTCTTTCTTTAGTAACGCGTTTAACGGTTCCAGTTGGTAGTCGCTCGCCGTTAAGGTTTTGGCATAAGTGCCGTCGCCGTTGCTGTCGATTTTGATTACAAGGCCGGTGGTTTCGGCAATGTCGTCAACGAACACAACGCCGTCGTCGACCGTCGTGAACAATTTCACCCAGCCGTCGGCGTTGCCGTGGTCAACCGGTGCGAGTTTCCAAAAGAACCGGCCGCAATGGTTATCAATAACGCGCGAGGCTTCCTCGATCCGTCGTTCTAGTAGCGTGTCGTCAACGTTGTCCGTTATGCGTAGGACCGCTTTAAGTTCTGCCAGCGTGCAGTATCCGTTTTCAATTGCCATCGGTTAAAACTTTCCATGCGAGAACATACCCGTCCAAAATTTGGACGGCGTTTTTGTCGTTCATAAATTCGGCAACTTTCATGCCTTTGCCCGTTCCGTTCATGTTGTCGTCAACCGCAACGATTGAACCGGCGCCCAACATAGGCCACGCTTCTAACAATTCGGCCAAATGATGATCCGCCGAAGGGGTCGGGTTGTTCCAGTCCACGTCGCAAGAGTCTAAAAAAAGGAGATCTATTTTTTTTAGTTTCAATTTCGGCAACATATCCAACGAGTCACCAACAATCGCGATCGTTTTTTTTAGTTGTAATTGCTCAACGAGTTCCGCGCCGGTGTCGTCGAGGTCAATTGTCCAAACTTGGCCGCCTAATTGTTCGGCGAAAATGTCCCAAATGATGGTCGATTGCCCGTCGCCTTCCCAATTTCCAAGCGTGCGAATTGTTCCCGTTTCAACAATCGTGCAATTTTGTGGAAGTTGTGCCGTTAAAGTGCGGAACGCGTGTTCGCGTTTCCCTAATTTTGTCCACTCGATCACGCTTCGGCCATTCTTTCGTCAATCTTTTGCAGAATTGGTCGCCAGTAAAGGTCGAAAACGCGCCCGTGTTCATACTGCTCGGCGTGCTTTCGCACGTTTTCGCGTAAATCTTTGTCGCGTGCTTTGTCGTAGGCGTCGTTAAGGTTGTCAACGATTGCGCCAACAACCGGTGCGCCAAACCACGAGCCTTGCGCGGCGTCCCAATCGGGCTGCACGGCGGTAACCCAGCCGACATCGCCGACAAGTTCGGGCTGTGCGGTGAAATTTGAAACAATTGAGGGGACGCCACAGGCCGCCGTTTCGATTACCGGAACGCCGAAACCCTCGCCGCGCGAACACGCCAAGTTGACATCCAACGCGCCGAAAATTGTGGCAAGCATTTCGGTTTCAATGCCGCAATAGTATGCCCATTGGTCAACCCAAACGATTCGATTTTCGGGAACGCCGGCCGCTTTCGTTAGCGCAACAAGGTCAATGCCACCCTGCGCGCCTCGTTTCTCGGTGTGTAAATACAGCCACGCGTCGTCATGCTTTTCCATAAACAACGCGGCCGCTAAAAGGTTCTCGCCCCATGCTTTTCGGATAGGTGCGACGCCCTTATTTGCGGCAACCATTCCAATAACGAACGCATCGTCGGGAATGTTGAGAATTTGCCGGCCGGTCATTCCGTTGGCCTTTTTATTTGGTGCAAACTTTTGTGTGTCTACACCGTGCGGCGCATACATCGCGCCTATTCCTGCGCGTGCCAACTGTTCTAAACCGAACTGGGCCATCGCAATAGGTAAAACGTTGGGGCGTTGGCACCATTCCAAAACGTCAGACGGTGCGGGCGTATGGTCAATTGGTACCCATGAGGCAATCACGGGGATTGTTTCGACTTTGCTTTTTTTGTAGACCCAACAATCGAACAAGGTGAGAAGGGCGGTGGGTGTGTTTGTTTCTGTTTCTGCGAATTTGGTGTGGGCTTCTAATACGTCGGCAGAATAAGGGTGGTAGCCGGTCGGTAATACGGTGATACTTTCCCAAGTTGAGACGCCACCGGACAGGCCGTAGTTGCACGAAAATGTTACTTTTCTGCCGTTTTTTTTGATTGCTTTCGCGAGGGCGCCCGCTTGTACGCCGTAGCCGGTGCCTGCCCACGGCGCATTTGAGTGGATGACAATTCCAGCGCGCGACCGCGTTGAATCATTGTTTGCGCCAACCATTCCGGTAGGTCCACTTGCGAACCGTTGACCAGTACGAACATTTTGCGCTCGTTTCTTTTTCATAATTTCCTGCCTTCCGTTGTCCCGTTGTCCCGTTATGGTGAACGCAAGGCGACAACCCAACGGGAAGGTCGCCGCCTTGCGTTCGATTGTGAACCGTTTCGCTATTGCGTTACGGTTGCGTTTGGTTTGGCGTCAATTAAGACGCGCCGCCTTTGAAGTACCAAACGGCGTTAGCGTCCGGCAAGTTGCCGTCGCCGCGCCATACGACTCGGAACGTGATGAGGTCGTTGACAAATCCAACGCTGTCATCGCGTGCGAAGTCAATGCCGCGAACCTGTCGCACATAGTACGACGAGGCGTCGCCGAAAATGACCGAACGCGCGCCGGTTGCAACTGCGGGTACGTCGGGGTTTTCGTAGACGGGGAAACCAAGCAAGCGGTCCGGTTCGCCGGCAGCAAGGCCTGGTGCCCAAAGGTACTGGCCGTCGTTGTCCTTCAACTTA